CTATAGAAGGTATTAAGAATAAAATAAAGAGATTGAGTAGAGGATATAGCCACCATCCTCCTGATGAAGAAAAGTATAATAAGGTAGTATCTGGTCCTAGTAAATATAAGACTAGAAATAAGAAAGCTAAATTTTCTCCAAAGAATAAAGATGAACGTCATATCGAAAAAGATACTATAAATGGAAATGCTAAAGATTAATATATCTCGATAGGGTTAATTCCCTATCGAGTTAATTTTGTCAGAAATTATATACTATAACAGTGTAGGATGAAAGGAGGAGATTATTATGACAACAAATGTATATCATCCTGTAAAAATTATTGGTGGGGTTGCTGCTATATTAACTTTGGCAGAAGTATTTGGAGAAGTATCCAAAGATTTCTATAAATATAAAGTTCTAGCAAAACCTATGAAAGAAAGAAAGAGAAGAATAGATGTAGATAAGTTAAGTATTAAAGAAAAAGAGAAGATTAGGGAGATGTATAAAAAAGAATTAAAAGGAAAATTTGATTCTCAATGGGGAGAAACAAACAAAGAATACAATTCTATAGATGATATTCTAGAAATGTATTAAAATAAGGAAGAAAGAGGATACCCTCTTTCTTTTTTATTAACAAATAAGGTTTGTAATTGACTTTAATATAATCGGTTATATTATACTTATTTTTTTTTTGGTCATATAAGAGAGAAGAATGATAAATTATGGTTATTGATATACTTATAATGCTTTCATTTCACTATTTTGCTGATTTTATATTACAGCCAGATGAATTAAGAAAACGAAAAGATAAGTCTATGTTTATAATGGTATTTCATTGTTTATTATATGCTACTGTAGTTATGATGGGATATTTGACTGTAATAAATATTCCTATATGGTACAGATATAGCAGGCTTTCTTTTATTATGCTTTTCATGTCACATTTATTTATAGACTTAGGAAAAAGAACAGTTCATAATACTATATTAAAAAATAATAAACAAAATAAGCATCTTTCTTATTGTAAGATTAGGAAATTAGATAAGAAGATTTTTGCAATAGATCAGTTATGTCATATTATGATTATCTTGCTCATATATTTTTGCAAGTAAAACCTATATATAAAGTATAAAGAATAGAGGTCACATTAATGAAGAATTATGCTTGCCCTTATTGTAATGCTTCATATCATAGAAAAGATTTAGTAAAGCATATAGATAAGAATCATCAAGATGAACTTCCTTTAAATTATACAGCATATCGTCTTGTATATGATATTGTGAATAATAAAGATGGTCATGGGAACTGTACTGTATGTGGTAAACCAACAAAGTGGAATGAAAAACGTCAGAAATACGAACGTCTTTGTGGAAATCCTAAATGTTATGAAGCTATAAAAAAGACGTATAGAGAAAGAATGATGAAGATCTATAATAAACCACATCTTTTAGATGATCCAGAACAACAAGAGAAGATGCTTGCTAATAGAAAGATAAGTGGTAAATATAAATGGTCAGATGGTAAAGTATTTACTTATACGGGTAAATATGAAAAGAATCTTATGGAGTTTTTAGATAAAACTTTAGAATACAAATCTGATGAAGTACTAGCTCCTGGTCCAGTATTAGAATATGAATATAAAGGGAAAAAGAAGCATTGGATAACAGACTTTTTACTCCTTCCTTATAATCTAATCATAGAAGTTAAAGATGGAGGAAAAAATCCTAACAATAGAAAAATGGTTGATTATAGAGCCAAACAAGAAGCTAAAGAAAAAATGATAACTAATCTTGGTACTTATAATTATCTAAGATTAACGGATAATGATTTCTCTCAATTACTGTCTATCTTAGCTGAGCTTAAGATGAATACATTAGAAGATAAGACAGAAAATATTTATAGAATCAATAAATAAGTCTGAAAAATAAAACGATACAGACAGGATATATCTAGTATTTATGATTATTTCTATATTTAAGAATACAATTGTTTAAGTTTTACATCATAATAATGATTTACTATACTTTTTAAGAAAAGAGGAAATTATAGATGGCGACAGCTAAATATAAATACGTTAAAATGGTAGCTCCTGGTGGAGCAGTTTTGAATTTTATTGGTATTGCTGGTACAACTCCTGAAGTTGTATTGAACACAGACTTGATTAAGAAATGCATCAAATTAGGTGTAGCTGTATTCGAAATCAAAGAAACCGAAGAAGAAATTCTTGGTACAAAGCAGATTAAGAAAGAATTCATTCCTTTGACTTTGAAAAAAGAAGCAGAACTTAGTGAAGCTGAAAAGAAAATCGGTTTCAAAGAATTCGATGGTGAAAATGGTGGTAAAGCTGTTGATGAAGCTAAAGTTAAACCCATTCCTGATTTAGAAGAACAAATTGCTAAGAAGATGAAAGATGCTAATGATGAATTTGTTCGTCAATGCATTGCTAAATTTGAAAAAGAAATCAAAGCAAAGAATGAAGCTGAATTAAATCAGGATAAAGATCTCACAGAAGCTGAAATTGTAGAAAAGAAAGCTAAAGCTCACTTCAAAGCATATTATGAAGATCTTAAAGCTAAAGAAGAAGCAGCTGCTAACCATACAGAACCTAAGACTTCTTTTGATAAGGGAACACGTTATCGCCGTATCTCTGATTTGGTAAAGTTTAAAGAAGAAGTAGCTGCAACACCTGGTTCTGAATCTTCTACTACACATAGTGCTACTCAGCCTGCATCTGGAGTCCCTCAAAATTCTGCACATTCTGGAATTGGAGAATCTCAGGGAGGGCATTCGTCTTCTGCTCAAACAGGTCCTCAAGCAGCACATAATAATCAGGACACTCTTTAATATATAGGATAATATAATTTATTTTTAGAAAGGAAATTTGATATTATGTCTCTTTATAGAATTAGTAATGAATATGGTTATATGAATGAAGGAGCTGCAGATAATATTCAAGCAGCAATTGATAATTTTAAAAAATCTGCAGCAGCATTTTTATATAAAGTAAAACAAGGTGAATCTGCTAAAGAAGAAGAAAATAAATTTAAAGCTGCATTTAATAAAGTTAAAACTTTTATTAATGGAGAAGATCCTACATATTTACAAAAAGTTAAAATGTCTTTAGAAATTAAGATTAAAGAATTAGATAAGCAGGCTAATAACATTAACATCAAATCTGAAAAGTTTGGACCTGCTGTTAAAAATTCATTAAAACTCGCTCTTATCAAAATTAAACAATTGTTTACTCAACTTATTAAACTTATTGCAACTGCATTGGTTTCTGCAGAAAACAAATATAAATCTTTTAGAAAAGGTAAATAAAATATATAAAATTTTTACGGTATTCTTAGTAATAAGAATACCGTAAAAAAAAGGAGAATAATATTTTATGTCATTATATAAAATACAAGAAGCTTATGAAATAAATAGTGATATAGATAGTATTACTGAAGAAACTTTATACTTATTAGCCGAAGAAAATGAAACAGTATCTAAGTTTATAACTTCTGTAAAAGAAAAGCCTTCTAGTGCACTTAGACTTGCTAAAAAAGCTTTAGCAGCTCTTTTTGTATCTAATAGAGAACAGGACTTAAGAGAAAATACTAAAAATTCACTTGCAATTACCTATAAATTATTGTGCCTATCCAGCTCTATTGCCACTCTTAATCCAATTTTATATTTTTTAAATACAATAGTTCAAAATACATTAAGAAAAGTAATAGATAAAAAATATTTAAAACATTGTATAAGCGAATGGAAAATCCATAAACGTAAAATAGAAGATAAAATAAAAACTGAAGAAGATAAAGAAAAGAAAAATGAATTAAGTATATATTTAAAAGAAATAGATAAGAATATAGAAAAATTAGAAGCCCAATTAGAAGTTACCAGAGGAAGAAAAACTTTTGGATTTAGTAATAATAATACCAGTAAAGAAGAAAAAGAAGTAAATGATATGAAAGTTTTAGGTAATAGAATGACTGGAAGCAAAAGAAAAGAAGTTGCTGATAAAGTAGCTGATATTGATGCTAAATTTGAAAAGAAATTTAATGAAGGTTATTTTATTGCTGAAGATCCTCTTTTTCTAGAAGCTAATTCCGCTATAGATAAAAACAATTATCAATATAATATTAATAGTAAATCCAATACATTGGAAGCTACCTTAAATACAAAATTTGGTAAACTGATTTTAACATTAAAAAATGCAGAAAGATTTGCTACTAATGGTGAATTAGATTATACAAAAGCTGAACAAGAAATAAACAAAGCTGCTAGTGAGTTATTAAATGCTGCAAGAAAATACAGCAATTTAACCAAATTAGAAAAACTTATATTTAAAATAGAAGCCAAAATATACGATATTGATGGCAAAATCCGTGATATTAAAAATAAAAAAAATGATAAAATTACCGATAAAATTAAAAATGCTTTAATCATTTTCTTTAATAAAATAAAAAAAATATTGCTTCGAGTTATTCAAGCACTCACTACTATCGGTGATTTAGCTAACAGAACTGCTAAAGGTCTTAAATTTGGTAAAACTATTAATAAAAATAATATTTCTTTAGATGATACTAGTATAGACGGGGTCGGAATTCCTGATGCAATATCACTTCGTTATGCACAGAAATCTACAAATTATCTAGATAGAGTAATAAAATAATTTTTTTAAATAATAAAATAAATTATACATACTATGATAGGATCTATCATAGTATGTATAGAATAATTTAAATAAAAAAGGGTGATTATATCATGATTTTATATAATGATTATTTATTAAATGAAGAAGCCGAAATTACTAATGAAGATATTAAAAAACAAATAGACGAAATCAGAGAATTGTTTGATAAATCATTAGAAGCTTTAGGCAAATCTAGATCTGATTTAAATATAGAAAATATGGCTAAAAATGTAACTAGTGATGCCATTGTAATGATAGGAAAAATAACTAAAAAAGAAAATATTGAAAAATTAGAAAAAATCAAAGCTTATATTCAAAAGAAAATAAATGATCTCGAAATTAAATTAAGTAAATTAAAAATAGAATTGAATAGTAGCAATAAAGCTAAAATTATGAACAAAATTAATTCCTTATTTATTAAATTTAAAAAATTATTATTGACAATAGCTGATGCTATTGTAACTAAAATAGCTAAATTAAAAAAGCAATAAAATTTATAAGATAAGGGATAATTATGGGATTATTTAATATCTTAAAAAATAAAAAAGACAATTCTGATACTAGATATCAAAAGCAAAAAGAAGAATATCTTAATAAATATAAACAGTACGAGAAAGAGTTTTTTGATCATTGCTCTAAAATAAACAGAGTAATAGAAATACTGGATGGTATATCTTATCAAGATATTAAAGATAAAACTAAACTAAATACAAAAGAAAAAAATATAAATGATATTTGCTATGATATTTTAAAAAATATAAATGATATAGCCAATAAATACAAAAACTCTGCTAAAGAATATTTTGATATGTTTGATGAGTATAATGAAAATGATTATCTACAATCTAATGATAAGATTATAAAATTTAATAAATACTTATCTAAAGAAGATAAAAGAATTCAACAAATACTCAATAAAAATATATTAAGTAATATTTGTAAGCAAAATATAATAAAAACAATACAAAATATAGAATCTAAGTTAGATAATATCGATTATTCGATATTTTAATTTATTTAGGTGATTTATGAGTATTTTAAATATATTTAAAAAGAAAAAAGATAAAATAGAAATTTCCCAAGAAGAAAAAGAAAGACTTGAAAAATTAGATGCTATAGAGGATATTCAAGAGAAATATATAAGCCTTATATCTGATATTTGCTATGATATAGAAGATAATATGGTCAGCGAATACAATATTATCAATAAAAATCTAGAATTAGTAAATCTTTTAAAAGATAAAAATAATAAATTATCAGAATTAGGTGCATATGAAACTAAAATTTATAATCTTTCTATGCAATATTTAAAAGAATATGATGATATAGAATTTATAGTGGATATAGAAGATTCTTTAAAAAAGAGTTTAGAAAACATTATTAACACTCATAAAAGATCTTTAGCCGTTATCAATAATCTACCAAAAAATTCAATAAGCAATTCATCATTAATTAAGGGAAAAGTAAATTTTATTTTTAAAAAATGTGAAGAATCTTTAAAAAGAACAATTAATAGGATTTATAAAGAAAGGTAGAAAAGATGGGGTTATTTAGTATATTTAAAAAGAAAAAGGATACTAAACCAAGTTTATCTCAAGAAGAGCAATTATTAAGTGATATATCATATGAAATTGGTTGTGTAGAAGATAATATTCATAGTGTATGCTATGATTTAGAAGATATATATGATTGCGATTCTGATAGATTTGATACAACCGATGATGTAATCGAAGAATTTGAAGAGATATTTATCACTTGTGATAGTATAAAAGATAGTGTAGATGATATATCTAGCGGTTTATCTAAGTATATTAGAGAATATGGTGCTACAGAAAAAGTTGTTAATGCAATCAATGAAATACCTAAAGTTTTAACTAATTCTACCAAAGAATTATCTGATGCTAAAAAGGGTAAAAACAGCATCTCTAAATCTTCTGGATATGAAAATAATAAATTATCTATTATTAAAAATAAAGTTAGTATTGCTTTGAATAAAATGGAAATGTCATTAAAAAGCTTAAATACTATTTATAAAAATAATAAAAAATATTTAAATAAATAAACCTAAAGAGGATAAATCATATGGGATTATTCAATATATTCAAAAATAAGAATAAAGAGAAAACAGATAAAGACAACTCTAGAAAAACACTAGATAATTCTTCATCTGAATACTTTTATTCTATTTATGATCATGGAATATATGAATTAAGTACTGTTCTTGGAACAACAAATTCATTTTTTAAAGATCCTGATGAAACTATTGAAAGATTAGATAGTATATTAGATAATTGTAATAGTGATTTAAAACAAGATGAATCTCTTTTTATCAATCATATTACAAATTATTTCAAAGAATATGATGCTCCAGGAGTATATTCTGGAATCCGATCCGATTTAGAACATGCTCTTAAAAATATACTTGATGATAAGGAAAATATTAAAAAAGTTATATCTAAATATACTTATGATGCTAAAAAAATAAATATCATTACAAGCAAAACTAATACAATATTAAAAAAATTAGAATTGTCTGTAAAACATGTGTTAAATAAATTAAAATCTATAAAACGTTAATAGATTATAAAATTTGGTGAATATTATGAGTTTATATAAATTAACTGAAGCAAAAGTAAATAATATCCAATATTCTGAAAAAGGAAATAATACAGAATTAAAGATTGATTATAATATAGGAAATATTAGTAAACGTATAAATATTTTATTAAAAGATTCAGAAAATGAACTTAAAAATGGTGCTAGTGAAGAAGAAGTTTCCAAGAAATTAATTGGAATCATTAATAATTTGATGAAAGAAGTAAACAAAGCATCAGATTTAACTTATTTAAACCAGTTAAATGTATTTTTCGAAAGAAAAATAAATAAATTTGATATGCAATTAAAGCTTATAAAAGCAAAAAGTAATCCTGAAGATACTATTAAAAATAAGATTACTAAAACTATTATATATTTTATTACTAAAATAAAAAAATTGTTTTTATCTGCTATTAATAAAATTGTGGCTAAAATTTCTCAATTACAAAGAGATCATAAATTGAAGAAATTTGATAAATCGATGGATAAATTAGGAGTAAAATCTGGAGATAATTCTATTGTATACACATCAAATAATTATAGCAGAAATGCAAAATCTGAAATAAATAGACTTTATAAAAATAAAGTTAAGTCATTTAATAATAAATTAGAAAATCAAGAACAAATGTTAAAGCAATATGAAGAAGAACAAAAATCTAAAAGAAAATAGATATACTATAGACAGATAACCATTACGGTTATCTGTCCATTTTATTCTAAATGACAAACTTATAATATTTTATGGAGGTGAAATCGACTCTTATGCAAAAATGGAATTTTAAAAT